AGGTATTTTCGGTATCAGTGCATCTCAAAATGATGCAGACGATAATGTAGAAAAGATCCAGAAGCGTCTTGTTGAACTGGGATACAAAGTTACAGTAGACGGTAACATGGGTCCTAAGACACGCGCTGCTATCAAGATGTTCCAAGCTGCTGTAGGCTTAACAGCTGACGGTATTGCTGGTCCTGTAACACAAAAGGCTTTGTTTAGATAATGTCAACTCACGCACCAGCAACACGAGATGAATTTAAAGCTAAGGTTCTCCGTCAGCTCGGTGCACCTGTGATTGAGATCAACGTAGCAGATGATCAAGTAGAAGATTGCGTTGAAGAAGCGTTGAAATATTTTCAGGACTATCACTATGATGGTTCTGAACATTCATACTATCATTATAAGTTAACGGCTGATGATATTGAGAATAAGTACATCACGATACCGAATAATATCATTGGTATCACTAAAATATATTCTCTTCAGACGCAAGCCTACTCTTTATACAACGCTGATATGTGGTCGGGTGGCTATCAGATGGCGTTCGATTTTGCATATAACTTTGCATCTGGATCTATTACGACATATTACATGAATCAAATGAGTTATGAGTTTCTTAATCAGATTTTAGTAGGTCAAGTACCTCTTCGATTTAATCGCCATGTAGATAAACTCTACATCGATTATGATTGGAAACAATTCAATGTTGATGATTATATTATGCTTGATTGCTATACAGCTGTTGACTCAACACAAGTATGGAATGATCGTTGGTTGCTAAGATACTGTGCTGCTAAAGTAAAGCTGATTTGGGGATCAAATCTTTCTAAATTTGAGGGTGTACAGCTTCCTGGTGGCGTTACTATGAACGGTACAAAGATTTATGATGATGCAGCACAAGAGGTAGAGAAGCTCGAACAAGAGATGATCTCTAACTACTCGATACCCCCTCGTGATGTGGTAGCATAAGTATCTGAATGGCAACTTCTCAGTACTTCCAAAACTTTACATCGTCAAATGAACAGAGCCTCATCGATGACCTTATCGTAGAGAGTATTCGTCATTATGGCCATGACATGTATTATCTACCGCGTATTGGTGAGAAGTTAGATGATATTCTTAATGAATATTCTTTCAGTAGATTCGAAGATGCGTTACCGGTTGAGTTGTACGTAAAGAACTTCGATTCATTCGAGGGTGAAGGACAGCTACTCGCTAAGTTTGGTCTTGAAATTAGAGATCAGATGACATTGATGATGTCGATTAGATCATTCAAAGAGTTTGTGCAACCAACAACAGAAGCAGAGCGTCCTCTTGAAGGTGATTGCATTTACGTTCCTATGACGGGTGCTATGTACCAAATCAAGTATGTAAATTCTTCTGCTATCTTCTACACACTCGGTAAACTCAATGTTTATGAAATCGTCTGTGAGCTTATTGAGTTCAGCAATGAGCAGTTTGAGACTGGTGTTGAAGAGATTGATGAAAAGTACGCGCCATTCCAGAATGCGGAAACAGATCCTGACTACAGCCTAGAATCATATGATAATTATGCGGATAACAAAGCTATCCAAACTGAATCTGATGACATTCTTGATTTTAGCGAGAAGTCACCATTTGAGACAGGTAATGAAGAATTCCAGCATGATCTAATTCGCAAGTATGTGGTTCTATTCGGGACGCTCTTTAATAACATACATATATCCCGCGATAGCTCTTCAGAGACGCGTGTACAGAGCTTCAAAGTACCTGTTGCTTATGGACCAAGAGAGAAGTTTCTCGCAATGGTCTCTCAGAAGCCTGGTAGTAAGATTAAAGCAATTCAGTTACCTCTGATGTCATTTGAGATCACTGGAATGCAGCAAGACCCAACACGACGCTTTTTAAGAAAAGACCGCTATAAAGAAGGTAATAATGCTGCGTTTGAGCCAGCACCGTGGAATATTACGTTTCAATTAAACATTCTATCTAAAAGCGACCATGACGCATCAAAGATATTAGAGCAAGCGCTATACTACTTCAATCCTGATTGGACTGTATCTGCTATGTTAATTGAAGGTATGCAGAGAACATGGGATGTCTCTGTTGTCTACGATAACGTGTCTAAACAAGATATATACGAAGGTGACTTCACACAAAGACGTTCTTTAATCTGGTCGGTAGATTTTACACTTAAAGGTTGGCTGCACGGTCCGGTTAATGAACCGAAGGTAATCAAATTCATCAAAGTAAATACTCATGCAGGTATGCCTGAAGTAAGTACAGTGCCGGTGCAAGTATCCACTATTCAACCAGGTCTTACAGCTGAAGGTGAACCTACTACAGATATTGAGCAGACGATCCCGTATAGCGAGATTCAATTTGATGACAATTGGGATTACATTATTCAAGATGCTGAGGTTATAGAAGATGAGTAATGAGTTAATAGAAAAGCAAAAAGAAACAATTGCGCTAGTAGACCCCGACACAACTAAACAGGAAGAGCTAGAGCTTGAAATTGAAGAAGTAAAGGCTGGTCTGCAAGCAATCGCAGAGACCGGCACTAAAGCTATTGAAGAATTGGCAGGTCTTGCTAAGGCTGGACAGCATCCGAGATTGTATGAAGCACTCGCAAATAGTATTAAAGCTGTTAATGAAACTCACCGTGAGCTCAACAGCATATTAAAAACTAAGAAGGAATTTTTAGACAGCACAAAGCAGGCAGGTATGACGGAAAACACTCCACAAACTGTCAATAATAATCTTTATGTATCTTCTACCGAATTCCTTCAAATGGTGAAGGATAAAGTAAAGAATGGTAGTAAAGAATAACTTTTATAACGGTAACCCACACCTACCGAAAGCAAATGTAAAGAAAGTATTATCTCCTGAATTACAGGAGGATTACATCCGTTGCATGGTTGACCCAGTCTATTTTGCAACCACACACTTCAAGGTAGTACACCAGAAGCGCGGTCTTGTTCCAATGGATCTCTATCCATACCAGGAAGAGGCTATCCGAAAGTTTCAGCAGAAGGGCAAACTTATTATGTCCACTGCGAGACAGGTGGGCAAAACAACTGTAGCAACAGCTATTATTCTGTGGATTGCTCTATTCAATGAACATAAGAATATTGCTATCCTAGCTAACAAAGAAGCAACAGCAAAGGAAGTTCTATCACGTATCCAGCTCGCTTACGAATACTTACCTGATCACTTAAAGGGTGGTGTTAAGACTTGGGCTGCAAAATCTATCGAGTTCGAAAACGGTTGTAAGATCTTTGCTGATGCGACATCAGGATCATCTGCTCGTGGTAAATCTCTGTATCTTTTATACATCGACGAGTGCGCTCACATTGAAAGATGGGAAGAATTCGCCGCATCAGTTCTACCAACGATTTCTGCTTCTGCCTCTGAAGATGCAGCTGACGATGCAGATGATGCTAAACTTATCTTTACATCTACACCAAACGGCCTTAATCACTTCTATTACTACCACAAAGATGCGGAGAAAGAAGATTCAGAATGGAACCTTGTAGTAGTTCCGTGGTGGGAAGTACCTGGAAGAGGTGAGCGATGGAAGAAGAAAGCTCTATCTGACTTAAACAACGATGAACAGAAGTTTCTTCAGGAGTATTGCGTTGAATATCTCGGTTCGAGCGGTACGCTTATTTCTGGTGCATGCCTCAAACAGCTTCAAGCGAAAAATCCAGTTTATACAGATGGCCATCTTAACATCTATTTCGCACCAGAAGAGAAACATGTCTACACATTGGTTGCTGACGTATCAAGAGGAAAGAAGCTAGATTATTCAGCGTTTACTGTTTTTGATATCACAAAAACACCATATGTTCAGGTTTGCACATACCGTAACAATGAAGTGAACGCTACTGACTACGCTGCTGTTATTGACCGAATTGGACGACATTACAATTATGCTAGCGTGATGGTAGAGCTAAATGATAACGGTGAAAACGTCGTGAATATGCTTCATCACTTCCATGAGTATGAACATATCATTCAGACTGTTTCAAAAGGAAGAGCTGGAAAGCAAGTGTCTTCTATGGGCGGTAAGAATTCTGATATGGGTATCAGAACTTCGAATGTAGTGAGATCGTCAGGTTGTGCTGTTCTAAAGATGATAGTTGAACAGCAGAGGCTTATTGTGCATGATCATGAAACTATTGAAGAGTTGAAAACGTTCTCTCAAAAGAGAACTGCTTCAGGTGTTAACACAGCTACAATAAGATACGAAGCTGAACCTGGAAAACACGACGACCTTGTTATGGGTCTCGTGTTATTTGCCTGGTTGTCTGTACAGGATTACTTTAAGTACCTTACTGATAATGATACTCTCAAGGATCTGAGAGAGTTATCAGAAGAAGAGCTGGAAGACTATTTGCTTCCATTTGGTGTAATAACAAATGGCCTCGAAGAGGTTCTACTCGACGAGGCCACCGTTGAAGTCAGTGAAGACTATTTC